TTTCTTATGTATATTTGCCCACAAACTTTCATCAACTTCTTCTTCAAGGTCTTCTGCACAATCATCACAACAAGCACCAGTCTTTTCTAACATCTGGTCATGGACTTCATTTAGTTTCCACCACCAATCTTCCCCATGTCTTAACTGGTAAGATGCTCTTGTTTGATTAGACTCAAACCATTCGTTTACACCCTCTGGCCCTAGAACCTCATGTCCTTTTCTTTTCTTCTTTGGTATCATACCTAATTCTGTTTCTTGAACTTCAACTTCTTCACTTGCACGAACTTTATCTGCAAGGTCTTTATCTGCCTTACCCCATGTTCCAGCACTCTTTGTTGTAAATGAGTTCACTCTTGCAAGTGCCCATTGTTGTGGAGTTGCCCCAGGCCTATGTCCAGTTTTGTATGCAGCCATTCCTCTGTCATACACTTTTTTCAAAATACCATATGGCATACCAGTTTTCTTTGCTTTGTTAACAAGAGCTTCAATCTTTTCATCTAAATGGTAAATGTCCATATCCACTTCCTCATTTTTATCTTTTTTATCTAGATATGCAGCGATTGCCATATCTTTTCTTTTCTCTTTTGATTTACCTTTAAACTGTGGTGCATCTGATTTTTGGAAATCATCAATGTAATCACCAGCATCTGCATCTTTACCAAGTTTTTCATTTATCTTTGAGGTATCAGTTGCCATGAATGGGCCTCTCCTCAAAGTTTTAAATGCAATCTTAACTTCATTACCAAAGATTTCTCTTGGGTGAATAATATTAAATGTAACCATTTCAGTATTGTTATCAATACCTTTTAATTCCATATCTATTTCTTTATAAACTTTACCTTTATATTTAAGACCATGTGCAGTTACAAGTTTCTGAACCTTACCTTGAGAAACTGCTTGTTTTGCTTTTTTTTCATTTATTAATTCTTCACCATACATCTGTTTAAACTTCTTAGTATGTTTAGATGGTTTAGTTGTGGCAGATGCATCGCCAGGGGCAGGGCCTTTTTTCTTTGATTTGAAGTGAGCGTCTCTTTTAGCTTTTGTAGACTTTGCCATATCACCAGCATAATACTTTGCTGGTTGTGTACCCTTTTTATCATCAATCTCTTTATCTTGTTTAACTTCTCTAAGTCTAGGCTCTCTACGATTAACAGATGGGTCTTCATTTTTAAGATTACTTGGGTCATTATTCATAGGATCATTATCTATATGTCCTACATCCATACCCTTTACTGCCTTGTCACCCATAATCCTACGAGCCTTGTTTCTAGAAGAACGTCTTGCAATTTGTTCTGGAGTACCTTGATAGTTTGCATACTCTTTCTTGTAATCTCTTTCTACAATATCATATAACCAAGCTTTATGTACTTTGTTTTCTTCGTCTACAAATGATAAGTAGTTTGTACCTTTACGAATAACTTTACCCTGTACACCATTGGCTTCTACAATATCTCCTACATTCCAAATTTTTCCAGTAAGATATAAATCTCGTAGAGATTCAAAATCAGTCATCTCACCCATGTCTCGTTCTTCGCGAATACCCATGTATTTACGAACATCATTGTATAATTTTAGTGCATCTTTAAAACCAGATGGAACACCCATTTTAAATGAATCAAAATCTCCTGCTGTGGCAGCTGCTCTCATTTTTGATGCAGACATACCCTCAACACCCTCAGCATCTGGGTCACGCTCTCCTGCAGAGATAACTCTAATATCATCAAAACCATAGTAACCATGTCTTGCCTCAACACCATTATATCTATCTAATAGTGTCTGAAATTCTTTTACTCTGTCTGAACCAACAACCATATTGATTGCATGGAAACCCTCTTTGTATAATTTTACTGCAATCTCAATAGCAGTCCTTGCATTTTTATCTGCTTTTATATTCTTTGCATATCTTGGAAACATCTTTCTCATGTATGCTACTTTAAGTGCAAATGGAAGTGGGTCTTTCTTAGGATTATTTGATTGAGATGGATATATACGAAATGGCATAGAACCAGCAACTGATGCTACTTTCTTTATAAGTTTTTCATGGCCTGTTGTTGGTGGATTAAATCTACCAAAAGTGAATACAATAGTTCCAGTTGCTTCAGTAATAATATCAGAAAATTTACGCATCAACATTACCCCTTGCATCTTTTACTTTTTGTATCTCTTTTGCCTTTACAGTTTTTGCAGCCTTCATAGCCATTTTATTTATTGCACCACCATACTTTTGAGAAACAATAGCATCTATCTTTATTTTTTGTGCCATAGGCATACTTTTATATTTTGGAAAATATTTGTCAAGGATTTTTTGTTTAGCTAATTTTTGTGCCTTAACTCGTATTTTATCTGGAGATGCTACTCTAAACTTAGACCTCTCTACTTTCTTTTTGAAAGCAGAAGATTGAGCCATCTTCTTCATACGAAGAGCCATCTTTTTTCTCTGTGCAAGATTTACTTTTTTTAACTCATCTAAATTAGAGTATAATTCTTTAAATGTTATCATTTATCCCATGCCTTTACAGCGGTAAAGTTGTTAAAAGAGAACTCCATTCTGTCCACTAATTTAACAGCACCACCACTTACTCTATCAATAGCAACATATCCCTCTGGGTTAGTTACTTTAAATCCATTTGCGGTCTTGATAAACGTATCTGTCAATCCCTTAACACTATTTAGTTTTTTTACAATTTGCATTTTTGCATCTACAAGTAAATTTTGAAATGTGATTATTTGTACAAGGTTATTAGTATGTTTTCTAACTTCTCTTACATATTCTTTTTGTATGTTTGTGTACTTTTGTTTACCAGCCACACTTTTTGCCTTATCAACTTGTTTTTGAATTGACATCTCAATCCACTTTTCATACCCCTTAGCGTGTGCTTTTGGATTAGTAATCTTCTCTCCTGCACGAACCTTACTATTATTATATGTTTTAAGTGAAGCTCCTGCAAGAGCTCCAGTCATACTCTCTTGTAGTTTTATGAACTTTTTTAACAGAGGGCCATTTATTCTTTGAAATGTTTTACCAGTATCAGAAAGTATCTTTGTAACATATTCTGTTTCTTTTACGTTAAAAGTTGCAGTACCAGATGCATCTTTGTAAGTTGCATCATCCATCCATACACTTGGAGTTTTCTTTAAACCAGATATATCAACACCAAAAGAAGCAGTCATGTCTGGTAAGGTCTTACCAGAATATGTTGTATGCCATACAATACCAACTTTAGCTTTTGCTATAGTTCTACCAAAATCACTATCAACAGGTACAGCATAGACAATAGTATTAGGTTGGAAAGTGTAGTACTTAGTACCCTCGATTGTGGTTGTCTCCACATCATTTGTGAACATAAGGTCGCCTTGTATAACGGACTTGATGCCGAGTTTTGAGAACTCTGCAAGTGCGACTTTGAATTTTTCGACAAGTGCTCCTTTGAGGTCATCATCAATCTCCTTATCTGTTTTATACAGTTTGGGATTTATATTGAATACAGACTTCTTTGCAACAAAAAATTTACCATCACTTGGATCAATACCAGCAAAGATGGCAGGTGCACCATCCCATTTGACTGTCATGTTGATTGCTGAACGAGCATTACCAGCTAACATATCTCTAAGAGAACGTAGAAAGTTTATTGCGGCTCTTCCACCATCAACTCCATAGTTAATTATTTCATCTTCTAGATGTTCTAGGTGTAAATTTTTACCACCCTTATCTTCATTTAATTCTAAAAAACTAATCATCTTTTTAACAACTCTTTAAATTCCTTTGTAGGTGTAGCTAGAAAGTTTGGTGCAGCTCTAAAGTTACCCTTATATCTTAATGTTATATCACTAATTGGTGTATTACCAACAAATAACTGAAAAAATAATTGTGCTGCAGTAGCACCCCTTTCATAAGCTTGTGTCCTTTTAGGGTCAAGTATCATTCTTACTTTACCAGAAGTATATAATTTGTCAAGAGCTCCAACCATAGTATCTACACTTTTATATTCACCAGTTTCTACTATTGGGCCTTTTACAAGATATCTTCCTATTCCAGTAACTAGAGCAAAATCAAAGTTTAACTTTTTCAAATCTTGTAAGTCCATCTTAAAAATAAGTTGAAGTAATTGTTCACCAAACAAATCAGAGTTTTTAACAACCACATCAGCTAGTGGTTTGAACCAACTTCTACTCTTTTTTAATTGGTGGTTTACTAGTTCATTTGGTATTTTCTGTACAAAGTTTTTCCAGTTACTAGTATTAATACCCTTAGCGTTATTACCTAACTCTTTTATCATTGAACTATCTAACCACTCATTCCCATCTTTATCAACTGCTCGTTTTGCAGGTTTAGTAAAATTTTTAGTATCTGTTTTCTGAAACCTCCAAGCTGTCCTAATTAAACGAACATAAAACTCTCCTGCAGCATCATCTAGTTCTTTACGAACTATATCAAATTCTGAATCTTTAATCATAGTTGAGAACCCTTTATTTATTAGTGTAGGGTCTGCTGTTGTTGTTGATAGTTTTTTCTTTAGAGAAACTCCTAAAAACTTATTACCTTTTTGTGTAATGAAATCTGATGCATTAAAGTCCTGCATTCCATATTTTGTAATTTGAAATTGTTTTACTGCATCATCCCAAGATTTTCCAGTAAGATAGACTTTATCAGCACCACCACCATATTCTTTAATTATTATCTCTGCAGCAGAAATAGCTTGACATAAATTACCATAATCTTTTTCTAATGCCTCAACCTCAAGTGCAGTAAATCCAATAATTTTACCTGACTTAGTAATCTCTTTTACTTGTTCTATTAATGCGTCAAGTTCTTCTATGGTAACTACTTTTGGTATTTTTGGTAAAGTACATAAAGCTGCAGTCATCAATTCATTAGGGTCTGCTTTGGCTCCACCACCTCTTTTACCATCAGGCCTTGTCTGAACATAAATATCTTTGTCCATATCTTTATGTCTAAAAACAAAATCTTTTTTAGCTCGTGATGAGGAGGTTTGTTTTAATTCTAGTGATGAGTCTTTTCCTACAATATCTTTAGCCATAGTTGTAAAAGCTATTCTTTTACTATCGTCTAATACAACTTGGATACCTAATCTTTTTCCAGTTGTTTTACCACTTCTAGTATCTTTACTAATCTCACCATCTATGGAACTAATGCTATCATCAATTTCTGCAACAAGTTCTACTGCAAATTGATGTTCATCAGAACCATCATAGTCTTTAGCTTCTACAAGTTTATAGTAATGAGTTACTTTTTCTAGGGGATTATAATGCGAAAGCATGCGAGGTTTTAATTGATTAACGTATCTTTGCATCAACATCTCCATTTAAATATAGTTGTGTATTATTTATACTTTAAAATCTTTTATGGCAGCGAACTTATCATACTTACCACCAAAGTCC